GCCTCCACGAATGTTGCGCACAACCCATGTGCCCAGATTGGTAAATGATGGGTAGCGCCGTTTGCATAGGTCAACGAACTTTTCTGTTCCTGCAAGTTTGCCTGTGCCGGGTGTGGTCACTGGGTAGTAGGGGTATTTGCGTGTCATGGTTCTGGTGGGTCTTTCGGTTTGTCTTTGAGGCCGTTGCCTGCGAGTACACCGATGAGGCCACCTGCGAGGGTCATAAGCATGGGTGAGAGGACTGCCCATGCTTCGGCATCGTTTGGTGCTTGGTCAAGTGGTTGGGTGACGAATAGGAGGCCGTAAATCAGTGAGGCGATGGCCATGACGAATGAGAGCGTGAGTCCAGCTGCAACAAAGAGAATGATGCGTGCTTTGATTTCTTCGTTTGTTAGGCGTTGTTTAGGCACAGCGTCCTCCTCCTATTTGTGTTTGTGTTCCGATGGTTTCGGGGGCTTTGTTTTTGATGCGTTCGCAGTTCACTCTTGTACGGTCTGAGCAGGCTGTGAGGGTGATGGCGAGCAGGCTAATCAGGGCTAAGCGTTTCATCTTTTACTTCCATTGTCCAGCCTGTGGCCAGTAGTGCTTCGTGTTCCTCATCGGTCATTTCACGCACAAGGTCATCTATTTGAATGTTTGGGTTTGTCATGGTTTGTCCTATCGGTATCCGTAAACGCTAATGACGCCACCACTAATCGTGCCACTGCCAGGCGTAAGCGTAAACGATGTGTAACTTGCGTTTACTGCGTGATAACCACCAGTGGTTCCAGCAACATCTACAACATTGAAAAACCCGTTGAAATGAGTGTATTTTCCAGAGTTAAAAGGCTCCATGACATCAATGTTTAGAATGTTTCCCACAACATTATTGGCTGCGCCAGCATAATACCAATAACCCAATGTGTTGTTGTTGTTTACTATTCCAGTAGTGCCACTGTAAAGACCGTAAGTGGCCACGCTGTAATAACCAGTCGTAGAACTACCCAATTTCATGTTGAGAGGGCCAACTGCGCCACTTGCAGTTCCACCTGTGTAAAGGATTTTGTAGTTGTCGTAATCTGCCGAAAATGCGTCGGTCACAGTTACATCGGGAACAGCAGACCCGACCGTCTGTGTCTTCACAAGCCAAAGCCCGACAGCGTTCATTTGCGCTGCTGTAAGCACTGCCCCTGTGGTGAAATCTGGTGGTGTAGCCATGTTTAGTATGCCAATCTGTTTGAGTCGAGTTTACCAAAGGTCGAATTATCAAGTATCAAATAAGAGTTCAGGTCTGCACCTGACACAAAGAATGTGTACACAGCGCCAGCAGGAGTAGCAGTCACACTCACACCTTCAATCAAACACTGGTAAGTAGTGCCACGGAAAGTCACACCAACCTGAGTACCAGCCGACAAAATAATTGAACTAGAAGCACCAATTACGTCTAACTGAAAATCGGTTTGCGCCTCAGCAATACAAGTAAAAGAACTAATAGCAAAACGAGCAGTGCCATAGTTCCCAAGCAAGTAGTTGGCATAGTCAGTGGCTTGGCTGTTGCTGGCATTCAACGTGTTCGTCTGGTACGCCCGATACGGCACTGCAGCGCCAGCCTTCGTCACCGTCGCAGCACCAAACGATTCAGGAGTCACCGTCACCTGCGTATAGAAGTTGTCTGCAAGGCTGTCAAAGTTGATTTTGCTATAGACCTGATTAGTTGAGTTGTTAGCCACATCAGAAAAGTTGATGGTGCTCACATTCGAGTTGAACGGACTCACAAGCGTTGTGGCGTTACCAAACTCCCTGATACGTGCATTGGTGGTCTGGCACACTCTCGCAACCCAATCGCCCCAAGTGCCACTAACCGTTGTTGCAGCCATCGCTGGTGAACCAGTTGTGCCAGTCCATGAAAGCGTCAACCCTGTTTGTGTGTTTGCAGCTGTCAATTGGTTAGCGACCGTGTCTGCAGCCATTGCATAGTTGTTGCCTTGCATACGGCCAAAACGAGCAAAACCACCCTCAACAGTGATAGTCAGATAATCGGCCTGACCAACCCCACCGGCATAAGGAATGCCATACTGCGCCGTAACGTCAGAAACGAAACCAACCCAAATAATGCGTGGCGTACCCACACCAGTATTGTTTTCAATTTTGATGTATGTGCCAGCAACCAAAGCCGTGATAGGTGAGGCATAGCCAGTTGGGTAGCGCATCTCAATAGTGCCCACAGCCGATTTGACTTGGTCTAACTGTGCTTGCCTGCCGATGCTGAACTGAATGTTCTGCACGTTAGTGAGCGCAGTCCAGCCGACACCGACAGGGTCTGTCGAGTAATACACCGTGTAGGTCTGTAAAGCCATGGCTAGTAGATGTTGCTCACACGAATAGGAACAGAACCGTTCTGGCGCATGTAGGTGCGCAAAGCGTTTACGACGGATTGAGGGTCGCCACCGTTGACGTTGATGTTGACAGTTGTGCCACCACCACCCATTTGGCTCATACGGTCTAACGGAATCACAGCCTCTGGGCCTGCCTCACCAATCATCGCCAGCGTCGGGCCAGTGACAATGCCACCTGCAGCCAACATAGGAATGTCAGGCATAGAAAAGCCTTTGCCACCGATACCGGGAACCCACGACGGCACAGTGAAAGAGAACTTGCCGATGGTGTTATTCCAGATGGTAGCAATGCCGTTGAAGGCTTTTTTGAATACATCTACTAACAGATTGACTGCTGGAATCGTGACATTGTTGACGTACCATTTGATAGCGCCAAAAACATTGTCAACAACTTTTCGGAAACCTTCAAACTTTGTGTAGGCAATTGCAAGACCAGCAATGAGCGCAATGACGCCAATGGTGATAAGCCCAATTGGGTTGAGTGCCATGGCAATGTTTATGGCCACGATGGACGCTGCAATGGCTGCTAACGCTCCAGCAATAATCATAAATGTTTCGGGGTTGTCTTGCGCCCAGGTTGCAAACTTCTCAAGGTATGGCAACAACTTTTCAACGGCTGGCAAAAGTGCTGCACCAATAGATTCTTTTGTTTCGTCAAAACCAAGTTTGAGTCGAGCAAACTTGCCTGCCGTGGTTTCGGCTGCATCTGCAGCTGCGCCACCAGTGGTCTGAGCAAGTGCAAACATGACGTCTTCAAAAGTTGAACCGTCCTTTATCATCTGACGGTATTCAGGAGCAAGTTTGCCTAGGGCTGCAAGGTTGCCACCATAGGCTTTTTCCAATGCCCCTACGACGGTCTCCAGTGGTTTGCCGGTGGCTGCAGCAATGTCCATTGCTTGAGTTGCCAACTCTTGCGCCGTAGTAACTGAACCAGTTGCCCTAGCGAGCCGATTCAAAGTCGGCCTCAATTGGTCGTCCGAAATTCCGAGCAGTTGACCTTGCGCCGTTATCCAGTCTTCGACGCTGGCAATCTGTGCATCATTTGCGCCAGTGGTCTTTCTTAGGCTGTTAGCAAGCAGGTCTTGGGCTGCAGCGTCTTCAATAGCGCCCGATACAGCGTCGCCTAAAACGACGGCTAAACCAGCCAAGGCTGCAGCTGCAGGAACGGCTGCTTTCTTGATGGCGAACTGCGCCTTTTTTCCTGCGCCCTCCAAATTTCGGAATTCCGAAATGGCCTTGGAAACTCCACCTCCGTCGAAGGTGCTTATGATTGGTATAGCAAGAGCCATTAGTTCAGTTCTTTCTGGACACGCTGAATGGCATCCATTGAGAGGCGTTGTAAAGCCTTTTCAATTTCGCCACGCTTCCTAAATACAGAAGGCCCAAGAACTCTTGTCTGGTTGGGTTTGAGTGGCCCTAGAGAGTCTCCCAGGGTGTTGGGGTTGCTACGCCCTGCAGCTTCGAAGACGGCAGCGCCGACGTAGGTCTGTGTGATGTAAAGAAGGCTGACTGCTTCTCTTGCAGCGTCCACTTTCAACTTGACTCCAGACTGTGCCTTGGCTACTGAGAACGGAAAGATTTTGCGTCCTGATTTGTCTGTCCAGTTGCGAGCCATACCCGACAAAGGGATTCGGGCGTAGCCCTGTTGGACTTCACGTATGGCTGGTTGTGCGATTTCGTTGGCGTTCTTGGTGAACTCTTTGCGAAGCCCCGGCTCAACTTTGTTTAGCGAACGGATGGCTTCTTTCAGACCTGCTATCTCTATTGAGGCTGATGCTGTCATTTCCGTTGTGCTTTCTGCTGGTTGTTCAAAATCTCAATGACGGTGGTTAGGTCGTCCATCTCGAATTCTATTTGTGGGGGGTAAAACCCTGTTGCAACAAGTACCTCTGCTAAGGCTCTTCGGTAACTGTTGCTTCGGTGGCTTTTGGGTCTTCTTGACCAACTACTTCTACGGCATTGACTTTCTTGATGTATTCGTCAAATGAAACTGGAACTGGAATGTTTTGCTGTTTGCAGCATTCATACGCCATGAACGCAAGGTCTTCGATGCCGATGCCGTTAGCGAGCGTTGAGGCTTTTTGTTTGAATTTGCGTTCCCAAGCGACAATGACGAACAGATTGGTTTCTAGTTCGTATGGTTCGCCTTCGTTGGGCGTGATGCGTAGTTGGATTTTCATTGTTTCCCTCTTTCCTTAAATCAGGTGATGTCTCGTACCCATGTGCCACCAGTGAAAGTAGCCGTGACGGTTGCGAGTTCACCAACGGTTGAGTTGATTGGTGTGAAGTTTTCCATCATTGCGTTCGTAATGATGTACTCAGGGTTAGACGCTGACTCAGTCGTTCCAGATGGGCTAATGGTGAGTGTCGTTGTGCCTTGACCGACCATTGCTGCAAGTGCTGTTTCAACTTCTGACGTTGCGCCTGAGCCACCGTAAGAAAGAAAGAAGTCAATTGAAACTTCAACGCTCTGAAGGCCACCAACAAAACGATGACCAGTGTCACCGAATGCTGTTGCTTCAAGCGAGTCCTGACCGATGGTGATTGTGCAAGCGTTCGCCTGGTCGCTCAAATCGTAAGTAGTTGCGCCCTGCGTGATGTTGATTGTTGCATTGCTGAGGAATGTTGTTGTTGCCATTTCTGACCTTTCTAGTTTCGTTTGACTGCGATTGCCACAGTCAAATCGTATGTTGGTATGTCTTGCCCACCGTATGAAGCGTTGCCCGGTCGGGCGTCAACTACGGCAATGGAAGAGTTCATGATTGTGTCAACCGTGGTCATCAGGTAATCACCTGAATCTTGGTTGTTGGGGGGAGCTGCAAGTATGCGAACTGGGATGCGAAAGTCGCCCACATTGTAAGTCCATGACGTCATCACTGGGAGTTCAATAAAGACAGACATGGGGCGTGCGTTGCGTGGGTCTGTGACTGGTTTCAAACCCAACGCTGTGAGCGCCGTTTTGATTGCGTTCACTGCGTCAACAAGGATTCCAGATGCAGGCATTAGGCGACCTGTGGACGGCCACAACCAATAAGAGACATAATGCGACCCATGGTTGAAGGGATAGGTATTGAAGACATTGCGTCAAATGAGGCAAACGAATCTGCAGAGCCACGCTCACGATAGAGAGTTGCTGCATACATGATTGCACCAAGTTTCACATCTGCACCCGGCACTGTTGTCATCGAGTCTGTGTAACCAGCCTCACGACGCTTTCTGAAGCACCAGTTGTTGGTGGCATTGACGCAGACCGTTATGAAGGCCGTGTCGTTAGCAGTAGCCACGTCAATACCTAACCAACTTGTGACATCGGAAGCCTGTATCCACGATACAGACGGTGTGAAGGTCACAGTTCCTGTAGCAACAGAACGCTCTAGGTCACCGTCAGCGTCTCGGAAAAGAAACTGAAACAGTCGAATCACTTCATTGTCAAACTCAAAGTCGCCTTCGTCTGACTGTCCGATGTATTCGTTGTCTTGCGTTGATAGAACGGTGTGTGTGCCGTTGATGTTGTGGCCAGCGCCAGCGATGGTGACA